CCGACAAGAGCCTGCGCGCACCCCGCCACTACAAGACGGCGAACCGATTCGAGAACTGGCCCGACGACCAGCTGCCCGTTGTGGTGGTGGTCAGCCCTGGCCTGAGGGATGCTCCGCGCCGCAACGGCGACGGCACCTTCAATGCCAAGTGGACGGTTGGTATCGGAGTCGTCTGTAGCGCGGACAACGCGCAGAACACCAACTCGCTCGCCAAGGCATACGCTGCGGCGGTCCGAGCCGTGCTGACGCAGAAGCCCGATCTGGGTGGATTCGCAGCCGGAGTCGAGTGGCTGGACGAGACCTACGATGACGCCCCGGTCGAGGCCGAGCGCACGCTCGCGTCTGGGCAGGTGGTGTTCGCCGTGCAGGTCAACTCTGTGCTCGACACATTCAGGGGTCCTGTCACTCCGACGGTGACACCGGAGGCCAATCCTCCGGGATGGTCCACCCCTCCCAACCGCTACACCATTGACGCTGTCGAGGTGACGGTCGATAAGGAGGAGCTGTGACCCTGCTGTTCGTTTCCAACGAAAAGGATGGTGACTGATGGCCCGTCCGGGTACTCAGATCATCTCCCGCGACGTCCCTCCTCCCAGGAGCGCACCCACGAACACCGGGGTCTGGTTCGTCGCAGGGATCACCGAGAAGGGTGACGCCGAGCCCCGGCTCGTTCGCAGCATGAACGAGTTCGAGGATGTGTTCGGGTCTCGCCTCTCGACCAGCTACCTGTACGACGCTGCGGAGACGTACTTCCGCGAGGGTGGCAACCGGCTGTACGTGAGCCGGGTGTTCGGTCCGACTCCGGTCGAGGCGTCGGTGGTGCTCGACACCGCCGGTGCGGCGGACGCGCTCACCGTCACCGCCAAGAGCCCTGGCTCTTGGGGCAATGCGCTGAGCGTGGCCGTGACCGCTGGCGACACCGCTGGCGAGTTCAAGGTCGTGGTGTACTACAACGACGTCGTGGTCGAGACCAGCCCCTCGCTGGCGACGGCTGCCGATGCGGCTGCGTGGGCGGAGAACTCCGACTACGTGGACATCGAGGACGAGGGCAACGGTGACCCGGCCACGGTCGCCGCTCAGGACCTCACATCCGGTACCGACGACTCGTCCAACGCCACCGACGCCACATACGAGGCTGCGCTGTCGCGGTTCACGCGGGACCTGGGTCCGGGGCAGGTGAGCTATCCGGGCCGCACCACCACCACCGCGCACGCTGACCTGATGGAGCACGCTGCGGCCAACAACCGCATCGCCATCCTGGATGGGCCGAACTCCGCTTCGGATTCGACCCTGAAGACGGCCAGCGCGTCGGTCCGCGCCAACGCCAACGCTCGCTACGGCGCGATGTTCGCTCCGTGGGTGCGGGTGCCGGGGATCACGGGTGGCACCACCCGCCTGGTTCCGCCGAGCGCCGTGGTGGCCGGCGTCATCGCTCGGAACGACGGGCTGTTCCGCAGCCCCAACGCTCCGGCCGCTGGCGAGCTGGGCCAGTCGAACTTCGTGCTGTCCGTGGAGGCCAGCTGGACCGACTCGGCCCGTGAGTCCCTCAACGACTCCAACGTGAACATCATCCGGTCGATGTACGGCAACTTCCGCATCTACGGATGGCGGACGGGTGTCGGTTCCACCGGAGCGCAGGCCAAGTGGCTGCAGCTGTCCAACGCGCGTCTGAACATGGCCATCGTGGCCAAGGCTGACGAGATCGCCGAGCGGTACGTGTTCGCCGAGATCGACGGCCAGGGACGCAAGCTGAGCCAGTTCTATGGCGACCTCGTCGCCATGCTGCTGGACTACTACAACGCGGGCTCGCTGTACGGCCAGACGCCGGATGACGCGTTCGCAGTCCAGGTCGGGCCGGAGGTCAACCCGATCGAGGAGCTGGCCGCAGGTAACCTGCGCGCCACGCTCGCGGTGCGGATGTCTCCGTTCGCCGAGCTGGTGACCATCGAGATCGTCAAGGTCGCGCTGACGGAGGCCGTGGCATGAGCACCTCTCGGCAGTACCAGGTGACCGTCACCATCGACGGCGTGGACTACGGCGTGTGGGACACGTTCTCCGGCGGTGAGGTGGCCTCTGAGGAGGTCAAGTACCGTCCCGGCGGCATGGCCGCTCAGGTGAGCCTGGGTGGCAGCACCACGGTCGAGAACATCACCGTGAGCCGTCTGTACGTGCTGGAGCGCGATCACGTGATCGTGCACCAGCTGATGAGTCGCGTCGGCCGTGCCGACGTCACCATCAACAAGCAGCCGCTGGATGTCAATGGCGCGGCCTTTGGCCGGCCGCTGGTGTACACCGGCAAGCTCCAGAGGGTGATGCCTCCGGAGCACGATTCCGACTCGGACGATCCGGCGATGATCGAGCTGGAGATCGGCACCAACGGGTCGGTCGGTTAGTCCAACTCTGACTGAGGCGAGAACCACATGAGCAACAAGAGCAACACCGAGCAGAGCAGCGGGGAGGGCATGTCCCTCCTCGCTCAGCTCCGCCAGCGTCGTGATGAGATCAGCCAGGAGCTCAGCCAGCCGCTGAACCTGCCGGTTCCCGGATACGACAACCTCCTCTGGGTCCGCACCAAGCGGATCGAGTGGGAGCAGGTCAACAAGATCGCGTCCCGCAAGGCTCGCAAGGGCCAGGACGCGGCCTCGCTCCAGAAGGAGCAGGCGGCAGACCTCATCATCGCCACGACCGAGTGCGTCTACTTCGTCGAGCGCGGGCAGGAGCGGGTCGTCTCGGAGCGCTGGGACGACACCCTCGCCGAAGCCCTCGGCTTCACGGCACCGTCGGCACGTGGCGTCGTGATGGGTGTGTTCAACAACGACTTCGCCATGGTCCAGTTCAACAACCAGATCTACCAGTGGCTCCAGGGCGAAGAGGTCGAGGTCCTCACGGAGCTGGAGGGGGAATAGCAGGGCACGACTCGATCAAGCTTGCGGGGGAGGCATACGCCTTCGGGGTTGATGGGCTGAGCCTCCTCCGCATCACCGACTCTTTCGAGCTGGTGGTCGCGAAGATGGTGATCGCCAGAGCTAGAGAGATCGGGCTCCAGAGAGATCGGGTACGTGCCCAGCTTATCGCTTCTGAAGTTTCGAAGCTGTTCTCGAAGAAGGGCAAGTAAGTGGGCACCAACGACATCGCAGTCTCCATCAAGCTGAAGGACCTGCGCAAGTTCCTGGCTGACGCCGGACTTGCGGAGGAGGCTGTCGATGACATTGCCGACAAGACTACCAAGTCCGGCAAGGCGTCCGCAGTCGCCGCCCAGCAGACGCGCAAGCACTCCGGCGCTATCAATGCCCTCAAGGTGGCAGCGATCGCCGGAGCTGCTGCGCTTTCGATCTTCGCTGTGCGTGGCGCGGTCGGGGCTGTCAACGCAGCCTCGAATCTGGAAGAGCAGGTCAATAAGGCCACCGTCGTGTTCCGTGGCAGCGAGCGTGCCATCATCAGATGGTCAGAGGGCACCGCCGATGCCTTCGGCATCAGCCAGCGCCAGGCGCTCGAGAGTGCAGGCGTGTTCGGTAACATGCTTGTGCCGATGGGCTTTGCCCGACGTGACGCGGCGAAGATGAGCCGTAACTTCGTTGAGCTGGCGGCAGACATGGCCAGCTTCAACAACGCCGACCCGCAGGAGGTTCTCGAGGCGCTGCGGTCCGGGCTGTCAGGAGAGACGGAGCCGCTGAGGAAGTTCGGCGTGTTCCTCAACGATGCCAGGATCAAGCAGGAAGCTCTCAACTCCAAGTTGTGGGACGGTACCGGCCAGCTCAGCGCCCAGGCCAAGGCGCAGGCCATCTCCAACCTCATCTACAAGGATACCAAGGACGCTCAGGGAGACGTTGCCCGCACCAGCGACTCTCTGGCCAACACGCAGCGCAGGCTCGCTGCTCAGTGGGAGAACATCCAGGCTCGGGTCGGCAAGTTCCTCCTCCCCTACGTCGCCAAGCTCGCCAACCGGCTCTCCAAGTTCCTCAAGGAGATGCAGGACGGCACCGGAACCGGCGGACAGTTCGTGGCGATGCTGACCGGGCTCTGGCAGAACATCGTCAAGGTGTACAAGGCTGGCCGCCGGGTGGTGACCTGGCTGAACGACATGCGCAACGAATTCGACGACGGCAACCCCAAGGTCGTGTTCGCGACTGCTGCTGTGATCGGGCTGGTGGCTGCGCTAGCGACGATGAAGATCCTCCTGTTCGTGCGGACCGCACTGATCGGTGCACAGGCTGCCATGATCGCGTTCAATGCGAGCCTGTGGGCTAACCCCATCGTCCTGATCGTTGGGCTGCTGATCGGACTCGGGGTCGCGTTCGTCATCGCGTACAAGAAGATAGACTGGTTCCGCAACGGCGTGAACGCTGTGTGGAACTGGATCAAGGACAACTGGCCGCTCCTGCTCGGCATCCTCACCGGTCCGATCGGCATCGCCGTCGTCATGATCATCCGCCACTGGGACACCATCAAGTCCTCCGCTTCCGACGCGGTCGAGTGGATCAAGAGTGCATGGAACACGCTGGTCACGTTCTTCACCGGGCTGCCCGGTAAGTTCACCAGCGCATCAGCATCCATCGGCAAGGCCATGGTGAACGGGATCATCTCGGCACTCAACTCGCTGATCGACGGGCTCAACTCCGTCTTCAGCTTCGAGTTCGACCCGCCCGGTCCTGGGAAGATCAGCCTGGACGCTCCGGACATTCCGCACATCCCGCAGCTGGCGATGGGTGGTACGGTGACTTCGGCTGGGCGGGTGTTGGTTGGAGAGCGCGGCCCGGAGATCCTCGACCTCGGAGTCGGAGCGAGCGTCGTGCCGCTGACCGGCCCGAAGATCGAGTCTGTGGTTGGGTCTGGTGGGCTCGACCAGGAGATCGTCATCCACACTCACGTCCACCTGGACGGCCGCGAGATCGGTCAGGCTGTGGACCGCTACAACACCGACAGGATGGCCAGGCGATGAGCGAGACTCCGGGGTACGTCACGATCACCTCCACCAACCCCAACCTGCGCGTGCTGGCGCGACTGGCGGATGGCAGGCCCACGCTGACGGGTGGCGTCGCCATCTACGAGGAGATCGCTCGACCCAAGCTGACCTCGATCACTGAGTTTGCTGGGAGCACGCCGTACCGGATGCAGCTCGGGGTCATCCTGGATGGGCTGGCTGACGGACGAGACCAGGAGCCGTTCGCTCGCAATCTGCGCCGGATGATCAGCTACGACGAGATCCCTCAGCCTCCACGCATCACCGTGGCCGGCGTCGGCGTGCCTGGGACGGAGTACACATGGGTGATCGAGGATCTCGTCTGGGACTCCAACGCCATCGTCTCTGACACGGGCGCTCTGCTGCGCCAGCCGGTTCAGCTGACGCTGCTGCAGTTCGTCACGGACCAGCGGCTGCGTCTCCTGGCGGCTGCCAACCAGGCTCGCCAGCGGACATCCTCAACCGCCAAGCCCAAGAAGATCTACGTTGTGAAGTCTGGTGACACGCTCCAGGAGATCGCCAAGAAGCAGCTCGGCTCCGCAGCGAAGTGGAAGGACATCGCCAAGCTGAACAACATCCGTGACGCTCGTAACATCAAGGTCGGCCAGAAGCTCCGCATCCCATGAGCACCAATGCCCAGATCAACGATGTTCGCATCACACGTCTCGTCCTCAATGGTGAGCGTGTTGACGTCCGCATTGAACAGGCCATCACTTCCGCTTCGATCGAGCGGACGATGGAAGGTGCGAGCACTCTCACATTGACGGTGCATGATCCCCAGCTCGCTCTGCTGCAGTCGGGGATATTCAACCGGCGTGTCCTGGCGTCGATCGACAGGTTCAGCTTCTGGCTGGTGAAGGTCTCCAAGCAGGGGAACCAGCTGACCCTCACATTCGAGGACACACAGGTCGCACGGCTTCGCATCCCTAATCGACCGCGCAAGGCTGTGCGCGGCAAGGTCACACGGGCGCAGTTCGCTCTGAGTCTGATCCGCGAGCTCAAGGCACCGCGCATCCCCTATGTCATTCCCGAGCTGAACATCCGGCAGCCTGTGGGTGTGACTCCTGCACGGACCTCTGCGAGCGAGCGCAGCACGAACCGAGAGCCCGGTATCGACGCCAACGCACCCATCACGGTCAAGGGTGTGCGCGCAACCGCCGAGCAGCGGTCTAACATCGAGCGCGTCTTGGACGTTGGGCGCAAGCGTAACGCACCGCGTAAGGTGCTAGTGTCTGCGGTCGTGACGATCACAGAGGAGTCAGTGGCGCGGAACCTGACTGGTGGCGACCGCGACTCGGTTGGGCTATTCCAGCAGCGTGCGAGCCAGGGATGGCCGGCAACGCGGAACATCGAGACCGACGCTGATGCCTACTATGACAAGGCCATCAACGTCAACTTCCACATGCCGTCCATCCCCGTGTATGAGCTGGCGCACCGCGTCCAGCTGAACTTTGACACCGCGACCAAGGGTCGCATCTCATACGGGCGCTGGGTGGCAGAGGCCGAGAAGACAGTCGCTGAGTATCTTGGTGGAACCGGAAGCCCGCAGCAGCCTAGCTCTGGCTCGAACCAGGGTGGCCGCTACGAGTTCAGCCGTGGCGAGCCTGGTCGTCGTGAGTCCACTTGGGACGCGCTGCAGCGGCTGGCCAGCGAGGTTCGGTGGCGCTGCTTCGTGTCGGAGGGGCGGCTGTACTTCGTCAGCGAGGACTATCTGTTCAAGGCCAAGCCGAGTCTCCGCATCAACCCTGACACCGACGGCATCCTCGGGGTGGACTTCGACTGGGATATGGGGAAGCCCGTGAACGGGGCGAGCCTGACCGCCAGAGCTGATCGGTGGGCAGTGGACCCCGGAATGGTCGTTGTGCTTGAAGGCTATGGCGTCGCCAATGGGCGATACCTCGTGCTGAACGTTCGGCGCAACCTGTTCAGCCCCGACACCTCCATCGAACTCATCAAGCGGACACCTCAGCTCCCCGAGCCCGCTGCGGAGACGATCTCAGCAGACACGTCGATCAGCGACTCGCTGTCTGACGCCGGCCAGAGCGCAGTTGACATCAGCCGCATCGTATACGCATCCGCTCGGCCGATTGACGGTGGTAGTGGCGGGAACTGGGCCGGTGCCAAAGAGGTCGCCGAGGAGTTCGCCGCGCTGG